TCGTGGGGCGATATCACTCCGATTCGCAGAACGGTCACCGGCACGATTACCTTCGATACGACGAACGGCTCGACCAGTGTCACGGTCAATGACACGGGACACGGCGCGATCGCAGGAGACTTCGTCACTTTCAGCGGCACGACTGGAGATCCGGGCGGCATTCCGAATGCGAGCTTGAACAACCAATTCGAGATCATCGAGGTTTTCAATGCCAACGAATACCGCATCACGTCGCCCGTCGCGGCGACCAGTACGGCCACAGCGGCCGGCACGGCCGACGCGGCCTACCAGATAAACACAGGATCCGACAAGAGCTTCATCGACTTCGGGTGGGGCACGGGCACTTGGGGCTTGAGCACCTGGGGCACGCCTCGTCCGCCTTCGGCGTCGTTGCAGCTTTTGTCTCAAGTTTGGCAGTTTGACAACTACGGCGAGAAGCTGATCCTGCAATACGTGGATGGTGGCATCTACGAGTGGGATCCCGCCAGTGGGTTGGCGGTGCGCGCTACGGCGATCGCCGGTGCTCCGACTAAAAGCAAGTACGCTCTGGTGTCTACGCCGGATAGGCATTTGGTGTGCTTTGGGACCGAGGACACAATCGGTACGCCGAACACGCAGGATCCGATGTTTGTGCGGTTTTCAAACCAAGAGGACATCAATACCTTTGTGCCGACCGCTACCAACACGGCCGGTGGTCAGCGGCTCACGGACGGCAATGAGATCATCACGGCCCTGCGCTCACGCGGCCAGATCCTGATCTGGACGGACACATCGCTTCATGGGCAGCAGTATCTTGGGCCACCCTACACCTTTGGCTTCCAGCAGTTGGGGGCCAACTGCGGGTGTATCGGGCCTCATGCGGCGGCGGATGTGAACGGCGTGGCGTATTGGATGAGCAAAGACGCGTTCTTCGTCTTTGATGGCACGGTGAAAAAGATCCCTTGCACGGTTCAGGACTACGTGTTCAAGGACATCAACATCGTCCAGGCCCAGAAGGTCCATGTTGGGATCAATACGCAGTTCAATGAGGTCACGTGGTGGTACTGCTCGTTTACCAGCGACTACATCGACCGCTTCGTTACCTACAACTACTTAGAGAATGTTTGGCACATTGGCTCGATGGCGCGCACGGCCTGGGCGGACATCGGGACGTTTGAAAAGCCGATCGCAACGGAATATGACCCAGAGAGCACTGCCGCGACTTTGACCACGATCTATGGTCTCACGGCAGGCCGATCGATGCTGTACAACCAAGAAGACGGGGTCAATGGCGCGGGGTCCCCGATCTTTGCTTATATTTACTCAGGCTACTTTGACATCGGCGACGGCGACGACATGCTGCTCATGAGCCGCTTCATTCCAGACTTCAAAAACCAAGTCGGCAATTTGACGGTCCGGCTGTTACTGCGGGCGTTTCCGCAAGCCAGCGCCAGCCCCAGTTCGCTTGATCCGTACGTCATCACGCCGACCACTGAAAAGGTGGATACGCGAGCGCGCGGGCGACAGATCCAGCTTCGCATTGAAAGCGACGAGTTGGACAGCAACTGGCGCTTTGGCACGATGCGGGTTGACTTGCAAAAAGACGGACTGCGATGAGCAAGATCAACAACGTCCGCCTGCCTAATGCGGCGACGCAGGGCTACAGCGCGGAGCAGTTCAACCAGCTCATACGTTCGCTTGAGCAGGTGATCTTTCAGCTCAACAACACGTACTCTCCTGTCGTCACCGAGGACAAGGACTCGGCGTACGCATGGTACGGAGACGGCGGAGGATTTATGGACACAACCGGTTTACCAGTTCCCGTCTCAATTGGGGGCACCAACACAGATGCTTTTGGACGGTTGCGGGTCAGCCAGCCCTACACGCTTTTTGACAGTCAGAACCGCTACGCTGCGGACAATCAGTTTGACGTCTCGACGACGGGAACGGGGACCACTTCGTTTTTGTCTAACGAGGCCGCCGTCAAGATGGAAGTCACGGGCGCGGGCGTAGGCTCCGTGGTCCGTCAGTCGTACCGCTCGTTCCCGTATCAGCCTGGCAAGGGGCTTTTGGTTCTTGCGACGTTCGTCATGGACAGCAGCACCAGCGCCAACCTGACGCAACAGGTGGGTTACTACAACGCAAGCAATGGTGTGTTCTTTAAGAGGACGGGCTCCACGCTGTCGTTTGTTGTAAGGACATCTACGTCGGGCTCGCCCTCTGATGCGCGGTTCGCGAACCAAGCTGATTGGAACGGCGACAAGTTGAATGGCACAGGGGCAAGCGGACTGACGCTGGATCTCACCAAACCTCAGATTCTTTGGATGGACTTTGAGTGGTTAGGTGTCGGTTCTGTGCGATGTGGCTTCATCATTGACGGCCAATACATCGTCTGCCACACCTTCAATACCGCCAACGTCTACGGCAGCTCTGTTTACATGACTACCGCGACGCTGCCTGTGCGCTATGAGGTCGTTACCACCACTGCTGCGGTAGCAGCCAGCATGAAATCGATCTGTTGTACGGTGATCTCGGAAGGGGGTTTCGAGCAGACGTCGATCGATCATGTGGCGCGACGCACCACAGTTCTTGGTACGATCGGTGGGACCTTCTTGCCTTTGGTGTCAATTCGTTTGGCGTCTACGGCGCTGGGTGCAGTGGTGTTGCCGAATCGGGTGCAGGTGTTGCCTACGACAAGCCAAAACTATGAAGTGGCACTGATCAAGAATCCGACTTTGACGGGAGCTTCTTGGGCAGCGGTGCCTACAGACGCCAACGTCGAATTTGACGTGGCTGCCACCGCCACCACGGGCGGATCGATCGTCCAAACTGACTACACCACTGCGTCTGCTTCAGGGGGTACGTCTGGACTGACTGCGCCAACGGGCTATAACTTTGACCTGCAATTGGGAGCATCAGTCGCGGGGACGAGTGACATCTACACGGTGGCGATTCGAACGGTGTCGGGTGCAACCACAGGCGATGCGGTGGGGTCGTTGTCCTTTTACGATTTGACGCAGTGAGGCGCTGATGGCCAACAAATATTTCCGCAAGGTCCTTATTCCGGCTGCGGCCACGGCCACGGACCTATATGAGGTTCCGGCAGCCAACCTTGCGATCGTGCGCTCCTTGCGTGTCACCAACGCCGGATCGGGCGTGGCGGCTATTACAGTGACCCATACGGGGACTGGAACGACTTACTACCTGCAAAAGGACCGTTCGCTCACTGTCAACACGACTTTCGACGTTTTCAGCGGTATTCCCTGCGTTCTAGAAGCGGGGGACAAGCTGCGCGTCACGTCCAGCATTGCGACCGTCCACTTTTACCTGTCCTACCTAGAAATTGACCGGACTTGACAGTGGACAGGGCCCTATGACCTATCGGATAATCTCAGCCAATCTCGCGTCCTTTCCCGGCGCGCGGCCCTCACTAGGGCTATTGGCCTGCCAAGGAAAGGAATGTCATGGAAAATGAAGGCATCATGTCGCTTCCTGGAATGGAAGCCATGCAAGGCAACGGTCGTGCCCCGCAGGCGGTCAGCAGCTATGATGCTTATGATGCCGCAACGACGGCCATGGGGATGTTGGATCCCCAGGCAGTTACAGATCTGCGTGCCGAGATTGACCGCAACTCGCAGGGGATGGAACTTACCCCGAACGAGATAGACACAGCCATCGGAATCTTTGAGTACCTTTTGCAAAGCCCGCGAGAGTACAAAAAGCGGCGGCAGGAGGTGATCGCAGAGGGGGTGGACCCAGAGGACCTGCCCGAAGAGTTTGACATGGAGTTTTTGAGCACCGTGCTTGCGGTGCTCAACGAGCTGAAATCGCGTCAAATCCAAGGGGCTGAACAGGCAGCAACCATGGGCCCGGCAATGGCCGAGCCTGTTGCTCCTATGGCCATGGCCCAGGGTGGCCTAGCGGACATGGCGCAGTATCTTGCGTCCAAAGGCCGACATGGCGACACAATGCTTGCGCATATCACGCCGGAAGAGGCGCAGATGCTCAAGCGCATGGGTGGATCGGGGACGATCAACCCCGATACAGGGCTACCTGAATACTTTATCAAGAAACTGGTCAAAGGCGTTGTTGGGGCAGTAACCGGAGTCGTCAAAAGCGTTGTAAACATCGCCAAAAAGGTCGTTCAGTCGCCGGTTGGCCGGGTCTTGGCCACGGTTGCGTTGGCCACGGTCCTCGGACCAGGGGCCATGGGGCTTGGCTTGATGAGCGCGCCGGCTGCGGCGGCGGTCGCCGGTGCTGGGACCACGCTATTGGCGGGCGGCAGCGTCAAGGATGCGCTGGTCTCGGGTGCGCTGGGCTACATCGGCGGTGGCGGCGACTTTGGAGGCCTTGGCAGCCCGTTGAAGGGCTTGAGCAGCTACTTGCCAGGAGCCGCCGGTTCGGCGCTCAACACCGGTCTGACCACGGCTGCTTTGGGCACGGGCGCAGGCTTGGTGATGGGCATGAAGCCGGGCGAGGCGCTTCGTTCGGGTGCGATGGCCGGTTTAACTGCGGGTGCGTTGCAAGGCCTTCAAGGCCCGCAGCAGCCTGTCACCTCGGCTTCTCAGGAAGCGGCGATTGGCACAGGGCCGCTGCCCGGTGCCGAAGGTGTTATCCCTGCGTCGCCCACCGCCTCGGCAGTTACCGGAACGGGCGCTCCGGGTGCGACAGGCCCTGCCGGCGGTATTGGGCAGATCGGCACGGCAGCAGGCATGTTGCCGGCCGCTGGCGAACCGGGTGGATTGCCCTTTACACCGCCTCCCAGCCAGTTTGCACCACCCACCGCCCCTCAAGGGGATTTGAGCTGGATGGATACCGTATCGCCCTCACAGCAGGCGGCGATCGGCACCGGGGCGCTGCCCGGCGCTTCGGCACCGGGGTTGATCCAACGCGCCAAGGACTTGTACGGCGAATATCTTTCGCCGGATCGTCCCGGACTGCCGCCAGATGCCGGGTTGTTGCGACGGTACGGGCCGTTGTTGGGAGCCGGCCTTGGTGTTGCAGCTGTTAGTGGGGCATTTAAGAAGCCTGCGGACGAGCCAGAACCCTTGTACAAGATTTCTGAGCAGGAAAAAGAATCGAGAGAACGCGCCGACGCCCGTCAACGGGAGCTGGATTTGTATGGATACGGGCTGACCAGGGGCTCAATGGGGCCAGCTCCTCGTGGGTCTGTTCTTGTAGAAACTCCCGCATACGCTCGCATGGCGCAGACGGCTGCCCCAGTGTCAATGCCTACGGGCATTACGAACATGCCCCAAGGCGTGGCGCAACCCTACAATGTAGCCGGCCTGTACGGCATTCCTCTCTTGTACGGGCAGCAGCCGGTACAACGTGCTCGCGGCGGCGAGATGAAGATGACGGAGTTCCCGCGTAAAACGGGCCCGATCAACGGCCCTGGCACGGGGACGTCCGACTCCATTCCGGCAATGCTGTCTGACGGAGAGTTCGTCTTCACAGCCAAGGCGGTACGCAATGCGGGGAACGGTAGTCGACGCAAAGGTGCGGCCCGCATGTACAAACTCATGAAAGCGCTGGAAGGTGGCGCTGTAAAGGCGTAAAACCATGGCAGACATCACCACCACGCAACAGATTGTCCGCGAAGCGAAGGAAATCGAGGACTATAAGCTGCGCTTGCTGCGCGAGGCGGAGAATCTTGCGCTAAACGTAGGCGGTAGAACGCCGCTTGGCCAGCAGCTCCCGCAGTATCAAATCGCCGGGTTTTCTCCGGCCCAGGTGGCAGCCATTCAGGCCGCAGAGGCGCAAGGCGTAGGTGGCTACAGCCCCTACATGATGGCTGCCAATCAAGCGCTTGGGGCTGGGATCGGGACGACGGCCGAAGCTGCTGACATTCTGCGTGGCGCGGACACCCGCAACCAGTTCACCGATGCCCAACTCGCCATGCAACAAGCGGGAGGTGCGGCAGCGGGTATTACCAGCGGCCTTGGTCAGTTGGGCGCGGCCCAAGGGGCAATGGATATTGCCACGATGCGTGCGCTGGGGTCGGACACGACGCGTCGCTTTGCTCCCGCTTTCCAAGATATTGAAACGGGTCTTGGCTCGTTAGCCACGGCTCAAAATCTTGCTGCGGCATCGAGTGCCGCGAATCTTGCGCCTGCGATGGGGGCCATTGGTCAAGGTCTCGGTGGGCTATCTCAGGCACAGCAAATGGCAATGGGTGCGTCGGGTGCAAACTTTGCCCCTTCGCAGCAAATGTTGCAACAAGCGGCACGAATGGGCGTTTCTGCTATGCCAAACTTCGCAGCTGCTCGTGGGGCCGTTGGCGCGGGCCAAGCAGCTGGTCAGCAAGCTTCTCGGCAGGCGCTTTTAGCTGCTCAACAGCCTGGGTTTTTGCAAGGCACACGGGCGATTGGAGCCGCTGAACGCGCGGCAATGCGGGCGGGGCCCTCCGACTTTGCACAGGCACAGCGGCAATTGGCGGGGTCTCGTGGAGTTGCAGCAGGGGCCACGGAACAGGCACAGGCGGCGGCTGCGCAGCCTGGGTTTGAACAAGGGGTTCAAACAGCGTTGAGTGCAGCGCAGCAAGCGCAGTTATCTGCTGCGCAACCGGGATTTACGGCGGCACAACAAACAATTCAACAGGGTCTTGGCCGATTAGGTGGGGCAGCGCAGGGGTTTGATCCGACGTCCACTGCGGCGTTCATGAACCCCTATCAACAACAGGTTATCAACGAGGCGATAAACCAGATCAATCGCCAGGGGCAGATTGCGCAGCAGGGATTGGCAGCACAGGCGGTTCGTGCGGGCGCGTTTGGCGGTGCGCGCGAAGGTGTGCAACGAGCGGAAATGGAACGGGGCTTGCTGGAGCAAAAGGCCAACACAATTGCCGGCCTTTTGAGCCAGGGCTATTCGCAGGCACAAGCCAATGCGATGGCGACGTTTGAACAGCAGCAGCAACGTCAAATGGCGGCCGCCCAAGGCATCGGCCAACTTGGTGGCCAACAGGCAGCAATCGCTGCCCAGCAGGCGGGCCTCGGGCAAAGTGCCGCGCAACAGTTGGCGCAAGCTGGCCAGCTTCAGGCGCAAGCCGCAGGTCAGCGGGCGAGTCTTGGATTGCAGGCGGCCGCGCAGCAGTTTCAACAGGCGGGGTTTGATGCACAGACGGCCATGCAGATGGCACAACTGCAACAAACGCAACAG